TTGGAGATGTCCATCTCGACGAAGGGATCGACGACGCCCTTGTACATGGAGCGGGTGTAGGGCGGGGCGCCGTTCTGGCGCAGCCGGGCGATCACGCGCCTGATGTCATCCGTCACGAGCACGTCGCCGGCGGTGAGCGCGGCACGAGAGGCCTTGTTGCCGCCGAAGTAGACGGTCGTCGAGCCCATGGCGACGACCTGCACCTCGCGGTCGACGAGTTCGTTGTGCTGGATGGTCAAGAGTTCGCGGGCCTGCTGGACGAGCGGGTGCTTGATGATGAGCACGACGACGTCGGACATGCTCACTACGGCACCCCACTGATCGAGGACAGCGTCCACGGTGGAGAGCGTGATGGGAGTGGCGGCCGGAGTGACCGACTCCTCCAGGGGGGCTTCCGGGAGGGGGAGCCGCTCGTAGCGGGTGAACTGGACCGTCTTGCCGTTGCCGCTCTCCAGGGTCGACTTCTCCGCCAGTGCCCAGAAGACGGTGTCCTTCTCGGCTCGGTCGAGCAGCTCGTCCATCATGTAGACGGCCAAGATGTCCGGCGACATCGAGCCAGAGGTTGCGAGGTTCGGTTGGGTTGCCATGCTGACTGTTCTCCTTTCTGGCTATAAGCCGTCTACTTGACAGGGGTGGCGCTGTTGGCCTCGAAGAAGGCGCGGCGCTCGTCCCGCGACATGGTGAGGAGGTCATCTTTGGTGGGCTCTTTCGTGGGGGTGGTCACCGGGGCACGGACGGTGCGGAGGCTTGAGCCAGCCGACACGTCCCGAGAGCGAACAGAGACAGGCGACGGCGGCGTCCTGGTCGGGGTCGGACCCGAGAACTGCCCCTCGCCCTCGGGGCCACCGGAGAGGCGCTCGTAGTTGTTGGCGACGGCGATGCGGTAGGCCGTGTCGGGGTTCATGTAGCGACCGGCCTGCTCCTCGGCCTTCCTGATGCGCGTCATCTCGCGGAAGAGCGCGTCGGCGTGCGGGTAGGTCTCCCCGTCACGCAGCATGTGCAGCTGTTGGATCTCGTCGGCCTGGCGCTGCACGATCTGGAGCACCTCGGCCGCTGCTTGCCCGAGGTAGGCGTTGATGAAGGGGACGATCAGGTCGCCGTTGGTGTCGATCTCGTTGTCGGCGAGCCCCCCGGCGGCGATCTGCTGGCGGATGTGGGGCGGGATGACGTAGTGCTTGCCGGGCGCCGGCTGGAGCGGGGGAGGCTGCTGCGGGCGATTGAGCGCCTGGAGGGTCTCCTCCATGGCGGTGGCGCGGGCCTGGGCGACGGCGAGTTCGCGCTCGCGGGCGGCCAAGACCTGCGCGAGATCGTCCTGGGGCTGTCCCTCGGGAGGCGCGTTCGTCGGGTCTGCCATAGCTATCCTCTAGCTTTACTAGCCTTTAAATTGGTGAACGGACGGATGGTACTCCCGGGGAGCTTCCACCTCCGCCTCCGCTGCTGACCGAGCAAGCTGGGCCTGCTGCAAGATCATCTGCGGGCCGCCATGTAGCAGAAGTGAGAGCTGCTGGATAGCGCCCCAGCGTTCGGCGAGTGACTCGGTGGACGCGAGCGGGGTCGAGAGGAGGGCTTCGCGCTGCGCCTCGATGCCGGCGCGCAAGGACTGCCAGATGTCGGAGGCCGCAATCGAGCGGAGCTGGGCCTGGGCCTGGGTGCCGAAGAGCGGGTGCTCGTCCTCGGGCGAGGCGGCCTGGTCGGTGACACCACGACGGATCACGGCTAGTAGCCCATCCCCTTCATCTTGGCCTTCGTCTTGGCGAGCACGGGGCGCTCGCCGATCGCCATCTGCCGCGACGGCCGGGGGGTCTGGCGAGCCTTTGGCTTCTGGGGCGGGACGCTGCCACCCAGGTTCGTGCGCAGCGCGGCCCCGGGAGAGAGGGCGCCCTGCTGGCGGCCCCGAGGACGCGGGGGTGGGGCGCTGCGGGCCATGCCGTCAGAGAGGATGGGAGGCGCCATGCCTTTGGGGGGGTACTTCGGTGGGCGTGCCATTACTGGACTACTCCTCTCGGCAGGCGACGCTCGATGTCGCCCTCGTTGGCGGTCTGCGGTGAGCGCCCCGGGGGCTCGGGGAAGACGTTGCGCGACGGGGTGACGGGGCCACCCGGCGTACCCGCGCCGTTGCCGGGCACACCGGGCTGCCCCCCACCACCCCCACCTCCCATCAGGGCCTGGCCAGCCTGCGCCCCGGCGGTGAGCTGCGAGACGGCCTCGGCCATCTGCTGCTGCTCGGCCTGCTGCTGGGCGGCCTGCTGCTTCATGGCAAAGGAGGCCGCGTGGCGCTGGATGTGCTTCACCAGCTGCTGCTTGGCCTCGGGGGGCAGCCCCTGACCTTCTTGGGACTGGAGGTAGGCGTTGTGGACCTGGGCGTGGGCCTGGTCGTCGTCGATCGGGCTCACGGTCACCTCCTCGCCACGGCCGACGGCGAAGAGGTCGTTCTCGATGGTCGCATCGATGGCACGGGTGGGAGTGATGTCCTTGATGATCTGGGTGGCCTCGCGGTCGCCGAAGCCGGTGGCCCAGATTTCGCGGAGAAGATACTTCCAGTCCACTCTAGCATTGTCTTGAGCAAGAAAGTCAGGCGGAATTCTGGCTAGGATCTGGATGAAGTTCAGCATCTGCTGGGTGCGCACGTTCTGGTTGAAGGAGAAGTTGGAGCCGAGCCACTCCCACTCGTAGTCGCCGATCAGGCTGTCGCGCGTGACGGCGGTCTCGATCACCTGCGCGCCCTCGGCCCCGGCGATGCGCAGCGTCAGGTCACGGTCGAGGCACTGCTTGTTCAACCAGAACATCCAGTCGAGGGCTTCGTTCATGATGCCCTGCTCGATGTTCTCGACCACGTCGCGGACCTGGAGGAGGGCCTCGCCGGACAAGATGGACATACCAGTCGCCGTCTGCACCGCTTTCCCTCGGGCGCGGCCGGCGGTCTGGAGGCCGGCGCCGCCAAAGGGCGCCACGTTGCTGACGTCGTTCATCATGGCGACCAAGAAGTTGATGACGTTGATGCCGGCGAGCGCGGTCTCCTTGGGCGGGTCGATGAAGTTGATGTTCTGGCGCGGGTCACGGATGAGCCAGCGGGCGGCCGGAGCCATGCGGATCGAGTCGGGGAACTGCACAGCATTGGCGTCCATGGCTACTATAGGATTTAGCGTGAAGACGAGGCCGTCGCCGGTCTGGTTGGCGACGTCGTTCATGAAGTACTGGAAGTGGTCCAAGAGGAACATGACGCCGTAGCCCCAGAACTCGCCCTGGAGCTCGGCGAACTTGGCAGCGAGATAGGGCGGGCGCTGCTTCCACCAGGGGTTCTGGCGGGCCTGGACCAGGACGTCGTCGCCGCAGACCCAGAGCTGCCACCACTGAGGGACGTCGGCGGGCGGGAGCGAGTCGGCGTCCTCGGCACCGCTGGCATCGATCGAGCCGTACCAGGCGATCTTGGTGAAGTCGAGCGGTCTCTTAGGATCATCTTTATTCTTGTCTGACCTACTAGACAGTCCTCGAGCCTGGAGCCTGATCTGCTCGGCCTGGAACTTGTCCCCGGTGCGGTCGCCCCCGCCGGACTTGCGCAGCTTTTTGACGCCCTCCCAGTTCTCGACCTGGTTGCCGAGCGCCTTCCGCGACGGGTCGATCGGCGTGTCGGCCATTCGTTCGAGGGTGTCCCAGCCGATCATCATGTCCTCGAACAGCAGCTCGGCCTCCCAGGGGAACTGGCAGGTGTAGGGGTAGACGTAGAAGAGGAAGGGGTCGATCACCCGCATGGTGGGGCCGAGGTACTGGACGGTCTTGCGCATCACCTCCTCGACCCGCCCCACACCGCTCTGGTCGTCGAGCACCGACTGCAACGTGGGAACCTCGCGCTCCTCGTGGCGCCAGCCCATCTCCAGGGGGGCGGTGCCGAACATGCAGAGGTTGCGCAGCAGGCCGGGGGCCAGAGCGGTGATCTTGATCTGCTGACGGAGCTGCTTCGCGAGCAGCTCGTGGACTACTATAGCTCTATCTGTTAAGGTAGTGGAGTCTGGGGTGTTCTTGAACCATTTGCCAGACTCTGGAAACAAATCTGCCCTCAACTTTTGGACCCAGTTCTCGACGATGCGGTGGCCGACCGGGAAGTACATACGAAGCCTACCATGATAGCTTTGTTCTGTACCCCGTAAGGCCCACTGGTTGTAGTAGCGCAGCCACTGCGGACGGATCAGGTTGTTCTTCTCCTCGCGCACCTGGGTGATGAGCGGAGTGAGCGTCTTCTTGAACCAGTTACGCACGCTGGCCTTGCTGGCGAGGTTGGGCGCGAGGACGACTTGCTCTGCCATGGCTAGACCAGTTGGAGAACGTGGAGCTGGGCGAAGGTGCTGCTGACCTGCGGGCTCCCGACACTCGACGTGACAACGCCGTTCAGGTTCCACCGCTGCGCCGTGCCGGCGACGGGCTTGCCGAGACGCACGAGCGTGAGCGGCACGCTCACGAAGCCGGCCTTCGTCCAGACGGGCGCAAAGGCGCGGCTCTGCACCACGGTGCCAGGGGGAGCGCCGCGAGTGAGGTCGATGCGCACGATCACGTTGGCGCTCCCGGCAGGGTCGGCATTGGTGCCGTACTGGATGGTCACGTTGCCAAAGAGGAGTTCGGTCCACTGCGTCTGCTCGGTCACGTCCGTCAGCACGGTCGCCAGCTGGACGGAGGAGCCGTCGAGCGGGATGGTGATCTGACCCGTGGCGGTGCCGATCCACAGGCCCCGGGTGGCGATGTCGGTCACCAAGTTGCTGGCGTCGATGCAGCCGGGAGGGAGATCGCAGGGCTGGCCGTTCACGTGGAGGCCACCGCTCAAGGTCAAGTTGTTGAGTGTGGCGTCGTAGGCGGAGAGGTTGCCGGCGGTCGAGAGCGAGCCCGAGACGAGGTTGCCGGTGATGGTGGCGTCACCCTGCACCTCCAGATTGCCCTGGATGGTCGTGTCCTCGGTGATGATGGTGCGGGAGAGACGCTGGAGCGCCGAGTCGAGGACTTCCCAGTTGCGGTTGGTCTCGGTGTCGGCGCCGTAGGAGAGGTGCAGGTGCGGTGTGACGGGAGTAGACATAGGTAGATAGCTGTGCGGGCGATTAGCCTCCACGCCGCTGCGTCATCGGAGGCGGTGGGGGCGGGGCGGGAGCGGACTGGACGACCGGGGCGGGTGGAGGCTCGTGGCGCAAGCAGGCGCAGCCAGCCAGGGGGAGCAGCAGCAAGAGCACGATCATTGGACGGTCTCCTCCTCGGTGAGGGCATCCTGGGCGATCAGCTCATCCAGCATGGCGAGCGCGCCCCGGAGCTGATCGACGGTGGCTCGCGCGGTCACGATGGCGGCTCGCAGGTCCGAGAGCCGCTGGGAGGACTCGGCGAGACGCTGCGCGAGGGCGTGGCGGCGCTCGGGGAGCGTCATCGGGCGGCCAGCTCCCGTACCGCGTTCACCAGCGCGACGAGAATCGGGTGCATGTCGAAGACGAGGACATCGCCCGTCTCCTCGGCGTCGGCGGGTGAGAGCTTCATCGAGGTCTCGGTGACGCACTCGGGGAAGATGGCGCGCACGGCCGAGGCATCGAAGCCGTAGCAGAGCGGGCCAGTGGGGTCGCTCGTCAAGTGGTAGGCGATGGGAGCGAGCGCGCAGACGGCGTCGAGGCCACGGAGGTAGGGAACGACGTCCCGCTTGAGACGCGGGTCGGACGGGTTGGCCCAGGTGGTGCCCGACGCCTTCGTGCCGACCGCGCCCGCGATCGTCAAGTCCCCGTTGGGTGCGCTCGTGAGCGTCGTCAAGAAGGCGCCGCCGCTCGGCGCCTGGCGCATGAAGACCGCCGTGTCCGACTGCGTGTCCATGCGCAGCATCCAGAGCGGCCGCGCGGTGCCGACGCTCTGGCCGTTGTTGGTGATGAGATCGATCACGGCGCTCGTGCCGTTCAGCCAGGTATTCAAGATGCCCGCGTTGGCGAGCGCAGCCTGCGTGCCGGCGAGCGTCAAGCTGCCCGTCGAAGAGAGCGTCAAGAGACTCGTCGGCCCGCTCGTCACCCCGGCAGCCATCCGGCCGACGGCGAACTGATCGGTGTCGCTGCGGAGAAACGCCGTCCAGGAGGCCTTCGTGTTGTCGTCCTGCTGCCACGCCGTCCCGGCATCGTTCAGGCGGATGTTCCCACCCGTGTAGATGATCGGCAGCGTCGGATGCTCGAAGAGCCGGCCCTTGATCGTCAAGTTGCCGAACTGATGCGCGACGCCCATCGTCGGGTTGCCAGGCACGGTCAGCACACCGGCGCTGTCGAGCGTGAGCAGTGCCACGCCAGCGTTCGGGCTGCCCGCCGGGGCGCGCGTCACCGTGAAGCGATCCTGCGCGTCGGCTCGGAAGGCGGCGTCCCACGAGGGCAGCGAGGCCGAGTCGGCCGTCCAGACGGTGCCGGTGTAGGTGTGATTCAAGGTGAGGCCGATGTACTCGATCGCAGGCGGTGTCAGCAGTCGGCCCTTCGCCGTGCGTGTCCCGACAACGAGCGAGGATTGGTCGACGGTGTCGCTGGAGCCGGGAACGACGACGCGCTTGGTCGCGTCGGTCGGCGTCAAGGTGGCACCGCTGACCGTCCAGGGCTTGGCGTCGGCGGCGAGCTTGGCGGCCGTCACGGCACCGGTGGCGATGACTGGGTTCGGCATGGTGCCACCCAAGTCGCCGCCCACCGAGCCGTTGGCAGCCATCTTGGTCCAGTTGATGCCAGCCGAGAAGCTCACGTCGGCGTCCACGATCACTGCGGCGGCAATCTGCGGATTGGGGTACGTGCCCGAGAGGTCCCCTCCGGCGGCGCCACCGGGAGAGCCGCCCCCCTGGCCATCGAGCTGCGCCCACGCGCCCCCGACCCGGGCCTGGAGATGGCCCGAGGCGTACTGGAGCGTGCCGTCGGCGGGAGTGGCGGCGGTGGAGGCAGCGACGATGAGGGCGCCGTCGAGTTCGAGGAGTTCCTTTGGCAGGCGCGTGTCGGCGACCGTGGTGGTGGAGAGGATGGTGCCCGTCTGGGAGGGGAGGACGTTGGCTTTGTCGCCACGGAGCCGCAGCCGGTCGGCGAGCGTGGTCGTACCGACGGGCACGGTGCGCAGCGTGAGGGTCGTGCCGACGGCGGCGCCCGTGTGCTGCTCGGCAGCCTCGACGAAGAGTTCGCCGACGACGACCGGGGTGGGCGTGCCGGTCTGGTAGCGGTCGCGGTAGATGGCCGGGCCGGCGGCCCCGGGACCGGGGAGGTTCGGGCGGGTGTGGGTGTCCTGGGCGGCACCCTGGAAGGTGACGACATCGACGCCCGGAGCCTGGTCGATCGAGAGAAGGCCGTGGGTGACGGGGTAGAAGGTCCCCTTGACGGGAGCGAGCCGCGTGCCGTTGTCCGCCCAGACCGACACGCCACCGAAGTTCACCCAGGCGCCGGCCGCTCTCCCCTGGAAGGCGCCACCGGCGTACTGGATCATGCCGTCGCTCGGCGTCGAGCCGTCGAAGGCATCGACCATGACGGGGCCGTCCACGATGAGGCAGGTGCCGAACGCCGCGCCCGCACGGGCACTGAAGACTTCCGTCGAGGCGACCTTGCCCTGAATGACGGTCGCCGCCGGAGCCTCCAGGACGAGGCCAGAGGTCGTGTCGAGGGTGATGAGACCGCTGCCACCGCGCAGCCCGAGCGCGATGAAGGTGGCGGCCCCCTGGAGATAGGTCGCGTCGCCACCGGTGGGACGCGGGTCGCCGAAGTAGAGGTTGCGCAGCTCGGGGAGGGCGAGATCGCGTGGCGACACCGATGGCAGGAGGAGCTGCCAGACCGGATCGTCGGTCCACAGCGAGGTGGCGGCTCCTGGCGGGAGCCAGGCGACGGTGCCCGTGGCGGGTGAGACGGTCAAGACGGCGCCGAGATCGGCTGGCGGCGCCGGGGCGGGCGGGATGCGGGAGAGGAGGGCGGGGTCGAGCTTCGGGGCGGTGACGGCGGCGTCGAAGAGTTCGGGAGTGCCGACCGACGGCTTGGCGAGCATCGACTGCTGGATCATGCCGGGGCCGATCAGGTCCGAGACGAGCTGGGCGGCCAAGGCGTAGACGACGCCGTCCAAGCGAGACCAGTTCTGGTTCTCTAGCTGGTCTGGGCCGAGGCTCAAGTGGAGGTAGGGTGTGACGGGACCGTTGTTTGCCATGCTCGCTAGCGGCCACCCTTTTGGAGTTCGGTCGCCTGGCAGTAGCCATCGGTCTGGGTCTGGGCGGTGATGTTCGAGAGGGAGGCCGCGTCCTGGCGCATGCGGACGAAGATGTCGGTGTTGGAGGCGGGGGTGAGGTCGGTCTTCTGGCAGAACCACAGCAGCGGGACGGGGTAGCGGTCCACGATCTGGTTCGGGGAGAGGACGACCTTGAAGTTCCAGGAGAAGTTGGCGCCGGGGACGTCGGGGCGGTCGAAGGTGAGCGTGAAGAGGGCCTGGGGGTTCGACGCGGTCACGTTCTGGAGGCGCACGAAGAGGGCGCCGGTGACGAGGATGGGGCCGCCGTCGGTGGTGCCGATGGCGAGGTGGCAGACGTCCTGGTCGGCGGCCGCGAGCGTCTTCTGGGCGAGGACAGTGGTCTCGTCGGAGTCGGTGATGGTTGGGGGGAGCTTCGAGGCCGGGACGTCGGGGAGCTGCAAGGGGGAGCCGGGCTCGAAGGCGCGGCCGATCGTGTCGTCGAGTTTGAACCAGTTGAAGTTGTGGTCGGTCTCGACCCCGGGCTTGAGTCCGAGGACGGGAGTGCGGTTGTCGGGACGGGGCTCGGCCATCGCTAGAGCTTTAGGCTCACTCGGTCGTGAGCGGGAGCGCGTCGCTCCGTGGCTCGGCGATGGGGACGAAGCCGGCGAGGATCGCCTGTGCGATGAGCTTTCGCCAGTTGCGGTTCGTCGTCTCGTCGGCCGAGAAGGTGAGAGCGCGCTTCGGGGCCAGGCCTGCAAAGAAGTCGTCGTAGATTTGTAGGTTTGAGTCCCACTCCGTCCTGGCCGTCAGCGGGAGATTCAAGGTGCGGGTGTAGCCAGGGAGGCCAGAGGAGGGCGGGAGGGCGGCGGCGACCGATTTGCGGCGGAAGGCCTCGTCCAAGCGGCGCCAGGTCAAGTTCACGAGTTCGTCTGACCCTAGCTCCAGCTTGAGGAACGGCGTCAGGTCAGCCATCAGCGAACCTCCCTTTCGGGCCAGCTAGCAGATTCGCGGGCACGTGTCACCACAGGCGCCCTTCATGGTCACCAGAGCCTGTCTCCCTCGGAGAGCTTCTTCCAGCGGGCCTGGGTGTCGGCGCCGGCCGCGTCCAGGTTGTCGTGGCCGTATCGAGCGGCGTCGACCAAATCTTTGTGTGGATGGACTTTCACGGGACGGTATGGTGGGTGTGGAGAGAGATGAAAGCCACCGCTCAAGGCTTCGATCAGGTTCGGGCAGCGGGGAGAGACAATCACCGCAGGTTGGTGGCCGGAGCGCGGGATGAAGAGCTGCTTCAGGAAGAGGGAGCGGAAGGAGGCGTAGCTGAGTTCGGTGCCGGGGCGGTTGGTGTGCATGACGATCGATTGGCGGGAGAGCACGTCGGCGATGGAGCCGAGCGAGCCGGTCGACTCGGCCTCGGGATCGCCGGCGTCGAAGTGGTCGGCGCGCACGACCAGGTCCATCGAGATGGCCTTCACGATCGGGAGGAGCTGGTCGAGCGGGGTGTTGAAAGGGCAGAGTTCGCGGTGGAACTGGAGCTGGCCGTAGATGGAGAGCTGAGCAAAGAGGACGACGGGGCTGACGGCGCCGAAGTCCCAGAAGCGCAGCAAGCGCCGGTCCCGCGCTATCTCCGTCTCCTGCACATGGATCCCGGCATCGAATTCGGGGATGACTGGCTCGCCCTCTGGGGTCGACCAGCTGATCTCGTACTCGCGCTGCCACGCCCTGAGGGAGAGGTTGGCGGAGGTGCGCTCCTTCCAGTCCGACTCCCGCTTGGTCGGGTCGGCGGTGTAGTGGAGACGGGTGACGTAGAAGCCGTTGCGCGGGTTGCGCCACTCGGTGACGCCGCGCCGGGGCGTGGTGGAGTAGTCTGGTGGGCGTTCGAGGAGGCGCTCTTCCATACGAGGGTGGAGGGCTATCTGCGGAGGATCGAGAGGACAAGGGCGACGAGTGCGAGGGCGACGACGATGTCGGTGAGCGAGATGGTGGCCCTAGTCATCGTCGCGCTCGCCCTCCTCCCCGTTGTCGTCGTCTGCTACGTCGTTCAGCTCGCCGAGCGCGTCGTCTTCAGCGTCGTCTTCGGCCTCGTCGTTCTCGTCTCGGGGGCGCTCCATCTCACTCAGTCCCTTCGTCGGGGGGCTCGCCCAAGCTCGGGGGGACGGCGTCGGTCTCCGGGACGGTGAGGGGCTCTGCGGAGCGGCCGAGGGAGTAGCCGAGGAGGAAGTAGTCGACCGAGGCGCGGTCCCGGAAGGTGATCTCGCGGCCGTAGTCGGTGGTGGCCGTGACGCCGCCCCGGGGGCCGGGAGAGAGCGGGAAGGGGACGCCCGACTCGAAGAAGCGGGTCAGGGTCCAGGTGTAGAGCTGGCTGATCTGGTTCGTCATCGTGTCCCTCGGAGCCAGAGCCACATGGCGAGGACGCCTGCGGCGTAGCTCGCGGCGCGCGCCACGGGCTCGAACCACCAGTCGGGGGGGATCATGGTAGGGGCACCGAGCAATCGGCCGGCAGCGTGCAGGAGCCGCAGGAGGCCGCGTTGCGGCCGGTCGAGGTGTAGGAGGTGCCGCTACAAGTGCATTGCTCACCCCGGATACCGCACGAGCAGGCGCGGCAGGCTTGGGCAGCAGTATAGGCCACCGGGGTGAAGAACACTTCGTCCATCTGCCCTTGGAAGCCATTGGTGCCGTCCCCGGCGACCCGCAGGCTTGTCGCGGTGGAGGGGGTAATCGGGCAGCCCCCACCTGTCGCGCTGCCGGCGGCAACGCCATTCTGGTAGATGAAGCAATTGCCAGCGGGCTGCTGTTCCACGATGACGACGTGCGCCCAGGTGTTGATGGGTGCCGTGGCACTCGACCAGAGCGAGCCCTGGTGAGTCAGCTTCCACTTGGAATCACTGGAGGTCCAGTAGATGTAATACCCATCGCTGGCAAGCGTGGCCGAATTGCGCCACGCAATCATGGTGGCACCCGCAGTGGTGACGCGCGCCCAAAAGCCCACAGTGAGGGAGCCCGTCGAGCGCAGTACCGCATCGGTCGTGGAGAGATAGCGCGCGGTGACGCCGACGACAGAAGCCGTCCCTTCCATCTTGGTCGTGGTATCGTTGGCGAGCGTGCCGCCTTGTTCGGTCAAGTTGCGGCTCGTGACACCCTGGACATTGGTGCGCGCATTCCCGGCGGATTCGTCCAGCATCCAGAAAGTCGCAGCACCGAGTGTCGTTGAGGTTGTGGAGGAAGTCGAAGTTGAGGAGGTAGAGGTGGAGGTGGACGTTGAGGTGGTCGTTGGCACGGGAGAGGGGTCGGTGCAGGCGGCCGGCAGCGCACAGGAGTTGCAGAAGGTGGCGTTGCGGCCCGTCGCAGCAAACGCAGAGCCGGCGCAGGAGCAGAGCGAGCCGTCGAGGCCGCAGGAGCAGATGCGGCAGACCGCCGCGTCGGGGAGGGCCGACGCCGTGACCCAGCACTCGTCCACCTGGCCCCAGAAGGCACCGACGCCGTGGCCGTTGCCGATGAGCACACTCGACGTCCCGGCCAGTGGACCGACCTGGCCAGCAGCAGCGCCCGTGTTGGCGGAGACGCCATCCAAGTAGACGGTGGCGGTGCCGGCCGAGAACTTGGTGACGACGTGGTGCCAGGTGTTCGCGGCGACGACGGCGGTGGCGACCTGGATGCCGCCCGAGCCCGAGGTGTCGATGAAGACGTTGTAGATGCCCGAGGCGGCGTGATCGAAGAGGATGCCGAGGCCGCCCCCGGAGTCGTAGAGGGAGAGGGACCGCTCGTTGGTGCCGCTGCGGGTGGAGCGTTGCCAGCACCCGAGCGTCATGGCGGTAGTGAAAGCGGTGATGGCCCCGGCGCCCCCCGTCATCACCTGGCTGTCGGCCGTGAAGGAGGCAGCGGCGGCGCCTTCCATCTTGTTCACGGTGTCGTTCGAGATGGAGACGTTGGGGGTCAGGTTGGCCGCCGTCGTGCCCTGTGCGTTCACGCGCGCGTTGGTGCCCGCCTCATCGAGCATCCAGGCGCCGAGCGTGGCGGAGACCCAGGAGGTGAGGGGAGTGGTGGCAGCACCGCCAGTGTTGGAGGGACTGCGCTGCGCCGAGGTCGCCGGCCCCTGGTGACGTGACTGTCCCCAGGAGAGGGTGGCGACGATCAGGAGCAGGAGAAGAGGACCGTGACGGAGCATGAGGAGCAGGCGGTCACGTTGGCACGGTACTGGCAGGTAGGCGACAGCACGCTCTTGGCAAGAGAGGCCGTCGTCGTGATGGACATGGGCGAGTTCTCGACCTGCGCCCAGGCGGTCCCGTCGCAGCTGATCTCCAGCTGGACCGTGGCCGTCCCTGCACTGGTAATTGCCTGCACGGTGAGGGCCGGGTTGCCCTTGGCGGTGACCGTGTCGGCCGACGCCCCAGTGGCGGTCTGGGCGGAGGCCAGGGTGCCGCCGGGGCAGGACTTGCTGGCCCCCAGAGCCGAAGTAGCTAATAGGACTAGAAGGATGGCTATCTTCATTGGCTATACTCCAGCTAGGTGCGTGATGGCGTTCAGGAACTTCACCGCATACCCTTGGATCGTGGAGGCCTGGTCGAGGCCGTTCACGATCTTGCGGGCGTTGTAGAAGTCCGTTTGCGAGTCGTTGATGTACTTGGGGAGGCCGACGCCCGTGAAGTCGCCGTCGCGCATGCCGCCGAAGATGACGTCGGTGGCGACCTGCAAGTCGAGGGCGGTGTCGGCCACCTTGACGAGCTGGCCGTTCAGCTTTAGCTTCTTGTCTTGCTTGTCGTAGTTCTGATACCAGGTCAACTGCACGAAGCCTCTCCCATAGTAGACCTGGCCATAGGGGCCGTCGGGGACGCCGTAGGGCTTGCCCTTGCCTTTGCCGTACTCGGCGATGGGCTGCATGGTGAGGGCGGTCTCGTGGTAGGTAGTAGCTAGTAAGTAAGCAAGCCATCTGTCGTCCCAGGAGAGCTGCTCGGCGGTGTCGAGGAGCGCGGACTGGCCGTCGACTTGTTTCTGCGTCATCGAGCCCGAGAAGAGCGCGCCGCGCACGCTGTCAAAGTAATATTTGCGATTGATCGGTCCGGCGGCCATCACGTGTCCTCCCTCGTGTGTGCGCGCCCGCTACGGGCCTCCTGGCGTGCAGAGGGCGTAGACGGTGTAGGTCAGGTCAGCGGACTGGGAGAGCGTCTGGACGGCGGTGGCGGCGGCGGTCCACTCGGTCGCCGAGGTGGGGCCAGAGTAGAGGAGGTGGATGCGGGCCAGGTCCTGAGGGACGCCGCCAGCGATCATGGGGACGACGCCGCCCGCCTGGACGACCTCGCCGGGGGCGCAGGGGGCGGTGAGCGACAGGATGGTGCCCGCCTGGGCGCGGCCGAAGTTCTGGGAGACGGCCCTCAGAATCCCGGGATGACCTCCGTCGGGAGCGCCTGTGGGTCCGCTCGCTCCTGTGGCCCCCGTGGCCCCTGGCGGGCCGGGTGGTCCCGGTGGGCCGGGCATCCCTGGAGCGCCAGGAGGGCCAGGAGAACCAGCCATGCCAGTCGCACCGCTCACTCCGTCTGCACCGTTTCCTCCTGGTGGCCCCGTCGGGCCGGTCGGGCCGGGAGGGCCGGGGGGGCCAGTGACCGACGTGGCGGCGCAGGCCTCGGGGCCGCTGTGGACGCAGGTCGCGACGATCTGGCGCTCGCACTTCGTCTCGGCCCGCCCGGTAAACGGCTGGCAGAGGGCCGTCGTGAGCGGAGCGCAGACGAGCGCGCAGTACTCGCGCGTGGTGCGCAGCGCGGCGGCGCAGTGGGGGCAGGCACCAGGGCACGCCATGGCGCTAGGGGCCGTCAGGAGCGCCAGGACGACGCACGGCATAGCGAGCGGCCAGGTCCTGGTTCGCCTTGATGTTCTCATGGATGGCATCGTCGACGCGCGTGCCGAGACGGTCGAGCGCGGCGGCCATCGACTCCTGCATGGTGAGCATGATCTTCGTGCGCGCGTCCTCCTGCTCCTGGATCAGCTTGAGCGTGCCATCGACCCGGGCGAGCACGAACCAGAGGAGCACGCCGGCGATGACGGTGGGGACGCCGAGCTGCGTCGTCACGGTGATCAAGGGCTGGAGCCATGCGGGCTGCGCGGGCGCACTCGTCTGCGGCTGCCCCATGGGGAGCGTCAGGGAGAGGGGTGGAAGTGGCCGAGCAGCTCGGTCAAGATCCAGAGGGCCAGCCCCAGTCCAATGAGATTGCAGCGCGGGATGGGGGCCTGGGCGGCAGCCAAGACGAAGCAGATGAAGGCCAGGACTAGGAGTATCAACAGCATACTAGCCTCCTATCTGGATGTAGTCTAAGCAAGCAATGCATTTAGCATTGCGCGCCAGTCATTGCGCGCCAGTCACTGTTGGTAGACTCGCTCGCCCATGTTGGGATTGCGCCGCATGTCCTGCAAGTTGAGGAGGAGCTGGTCGATGACGACGAAGGGCGGGACGCCCATCGCCTGGGCGATGCCAGCGACGACCGCCTGGGTCTCGGCGAAGAGGTTCGTGGACGTCGCGATGCTGGCTCTGCTGTCGAAGTCCGTGTCGCCGACGGCGTTGAAGGCGACGCCCGAGCCACCGACGGCCTTGCCGGCGACGGCCGGCTGGCCGGGGTCGAGCGTGCCGGTGATGGTGACGGTCAGGTTTGCCATTACTTCTCCTCCTCCTCGGGGGGTGCCTCGTCGGGCTCGGGCTCGTCATCAGGCTCTTCTGGCCGCTTCATCCTCATCGAGGGGAGGAGGTCCTCCGAGTCCCCGAGTGGCCGCTTCGCCAGCCACAGCTCCAGCTGCTCATCCAAGTGGACCATAGCCTCGTCCTCCACTTTCATCGAAGCCGTCCTCCGTCGGTGTGGTCACCGTGGTCGGGGTAATGTCTCCGTAGCGACGTCGCCTCGCCGGCGCCTGCTCCACCAGGGTGGCCGCCTGGCCGGAGGCCAAGGCCACGGGCTGCGAAGCAGCTAGCTTCTCCCACCACGCTTGGTGGCGCCAGAGGATTTTCCCGTGGCCGGATCGACGGCATCGCCCTCCTGCTCTGGTGGCGCTGTCGGTGCGGCCGACTTGTAGGGATTGTCGGCGATCAGGCCGGAGAGGGGGATGCCCGAGTCGGGGGGCAG